TGAAGGCGACATGACAGCGTTTGAGGTTGGGCAAAGAGTCGAGGAGTATGTTCGCGCAGCACTACCGCTTTTTGAGCCGGTGGAGAACGAGTACAACGGTCAACTGTGTGAGGATACGTTTGACGCTTTGTTAAGAGCGGGTGCGTTAGGTTCTATTCAGGACATGCCGCGCGAATTACAAGGCAGAGAGGTTCAATTCCGTTTCGAATCGCCCTTGCACAACGCCATGGAACGAAAAGACGCAGCAACCTTCATGGAGTCCTCGGAACTTATCAGGACGGCGATGGAAATGGATCCAGGTTCAATTGCAAACCTCGACATTGGCTCTGCTTTGCGATCCGCTTTGGAGGGTATTGGTGTGGAGCACAAGCATCTCAGGACCGAGGAGCAGGTAGCCGAGATTCTGCGGGCGAATGCCGAGCAGGCACGCATGGAGGAGCAGGCGGAAATGGCAAAAGCAGCAGGTTCCGCCGCCAACCAGTTCGCCGCGGCCGAGGAAAAGGGCGTAAGTGCTTGATGACAGGTTATTGTGTTTAGACTATAATGGTCGCTCCAACACATCAACAACACCTTGGAGGAACACAATGGACGCTACTGAACTGCTAACGATAAAGCAAGTGCAGGACATCACAACTCTTGGACGGTCAAGCATTTATGCTTTTGTTAAGAATGGTTATTTCCCGAAACCATTTTACCTGACACCACGTAAGCCAAGATGGACTAGTGGACAGATTGAGGGATGGATTCAAGAGCGCATAGACGATAGGGATAATGCTTAGAGATACCATTGCCGAATGCCTGCCGCACAAGGATCCGCTGGAAAGGCCGGACTACACCGAGGCTGAGGTGCAGGCATTACGTGCTATCTGGCGCGGTGAAGGCACGCCCGACCAGCAGAGGTTATCATTGGAGTACATGGTGAGAGCCTTTGGTACGCATGATGCGAGCTTTCGGCCGGAAAACCAGTATGAAACCGCATTTGCGGAAGGCCGGCGCTTTGCTGGCACGACGTTGGTATGGATGCTAAACGTCGCCCCGACAAGGACAGATCCCGATAAGATTGCAGCAAGGAATGTGAAATGAACGAACCAGCAGAAAATCTCGAAAGTATCGTCACAGACGATGGTGGTGCATGGCGCGAAACGCTGGCCGGCGATAACACCGAGGTCATGGAAAGCCTGAAGGGCTATGAAACGCCTGACAAGTTCCTCGAGGAGTTCAATTCCCTCAAGAATCGGGACTGGCGCGACGAGATGGCCGGCGATGACACCAAGTTCCGTGTGCAACTGGATCGCTTCAAGGCGCCCGGTGAATTTGCCAATTCCTACCGCGAAGCCCAACAGAAGATTTCAAGCGGTGAGCTGAACAAACAGGGTTTTCCAAAACCGCCTGAGAATGCCACGGATGAGGATATGGTGGCGTTTCGTGAGCAACTGGGCATACCTCAAGAGCCCAAGGGCTACTACGAGAATCTCCCCGATAATCTGGTGATCGGCGAGGAGGATCGTGAGTATTTCGCTGATTTCGCCAATTCCCTGCACGCCAAGAACCTGCCGCCCGAAGCCGCGCACGTAGCGATCGAGTGGTACAACAACTTCAAGGAGCAGGAGCAGGAGTCGCTGATTAACATGGATCGTGAGCAGCATCAGGAGATGGAGGATTCTCTACGACAGGACTGGGGTACTGGCTATCGGGCAAACGTGAACCTGGCCACGGCACTGATTAAAAAGACCTTCGGCGATGAGGGTGCTGAAGCGTTTATGAATGCTCGTGGCCCGGATGGTCGTGGAATACTCAACAATCGCGCGATCATGGAAGGATGGGTTAATCTGGCTCGTCAAACCAACCCGCTGGATGAGCTGACCACAACAGGTGGTGACGCTCAACAGACCTTGAAGGATGAGATTGCATCTCTGGAAACCTACATGAAGGAAGAACGCCCGAAGTACAACAAGGATGTTCCGGCGCAGGAGAGACTGCGCTACCTGTACGATCTGCAGTTGAAAGCGGATGGGTAGCTTACTGAAGCGATTGTCGCCAAAGCCGGCAACGCAGAAGCCGGGCGCACCGACCGAGAGCCAGCGCCCGGTGAAGGATGTAACCCCTGCCGTACCAGTAAGGCCAAAGACCGTCGGACCCGTGAAAAGCGTGCTCGGCGGTTGACGGCAGAGGCAATTGAGGCTAGATTCCCAATTACCACGTAGCACATCCGGCTAACCTCGTCCTGAGCCCCGGATACCCGGCCCCTGAGCCGGCACTGTGAGCGGCCCCGCAAGGGCAACCCGCTTACCGCCTGTCAGGCAAACCCGATCAGTGGAATAAATGGATTTTATTCTTTTCATCTGGGAGAGCCAAAATGGCTGAAACAGCATTTCAAATCCAGTATAGACAAGAGTTTATTGCTGGCTTCGAACAGCTCCAAAGTCTCCTGCGAACCTTTACGACCACGGAATCGGTCATCAAGGGTAATCAGGCGACCTTTCTGGTAGCTGACTCTGGCGGTGCAACCGCCAAAACACGCGGCGTGAACGGGTTGATCCCGGCGCGCGGCGACAACCTCACGCAGCCTGTTGCTACGTTGGTCGAATGGCACGATCTGGTCCGTAAGACAGATTTCAACATTTTCGCCAGCCAGGGCAATCAGCGCGCGATCATGCAACAGACATCCATGGGCGTCATCAACCGTAAGATGGATCAAGACATCTTGGGTGAACTGGCAACCGGCACGGTCAATGTAGGTGCTGCAGTAACGGCATCAACCTTGCGCACCCTGCGCGCCAAAACGGTACTGGGTAACAACGATGTACCGTGGGACGGCAACATTACCTTCGTGGTAACGCCGGCTTACGAGGCGTACATGATGGGCGAGAACGACTTTTCGAGTCGTGATTTCTCCATGAACGGTCCTTTTGACGGGGCTGATCCTGCATGGCGAGATCGTCCACAAGCATATCGCTGGCTCGGTATTAACTGGTGTGTCCATCCCAACCTGAATGGTGGTGGTGGCCCCGGTTCTGCAACCGAGGAGTGCTATATGTTCCATAAATCAGCAATTGGTCATGCGTACAATGCTGGTGATCTGGAAGCACGGGTAGGTTTCGACGAGGAGCAGAATTACTCCTGGGCTCGTTGCTCAATCTACATGGGTTCACAACTGCTTCAGAATAGTGGTGTTGTGCTTGTTGCACACGACGGTTCTGCTCTTGCAGCGGCATAAGGAGACTGAATCATGGCTTATGACGTAGCAAATCCTCCGAAATTGATCGTTCCTCATGTTGGCGACGGCCCCGGCCTCTGGATTTACGCAGATACAGATGCTCATACCGATGTTGACGCTGACGATTACTTTACTAACGGCGACGATATCGGCATGAGAGAAGGCGATGCTTTGCTGTACTACGATACCGATACCGCGACAAGCACTTGTCATTTCGTGCGTACTCCGGTAACGGCCGGTACGGCTTCGGTCACTATTGCCACAATCGTATAATTTGGCATAGAGATCGCTTTGCGCGACAATCAAGGGGTAGACTCGTTATGGGTCTGCCCCTTTTTGTAATTGGAGATCACAATGGCAAAAGATGCCGCAGCAAAGATAGTCGAAGTCGAGGAAAGGAATGTCGCGCCAATCACCAAGGCGCGGTTTGGGCTCGAGGCTGAGTTCAACACGGTATGGCGTGTAAACGTGCCGATGGAAGTAACGCCGAAGGACACGCTCAAGGATGGCTATTGGCAACACTTGTCAGCGCAGTTCAATCCGGGTGACACGGTTGTCGTAATGCCGGACGACATGGGATGGCGTCAAGTGCTACATATTGCTGAAGCTGGCAACAACTATGCACACGTCAGCCAGTTGGAGCTGCACGAGTTCGAGAACGCGACGACACGGGTAGAGCCGCCGTCGGACTACCGGGTTGAGTGGGGTGGCAGTCACAACAAGTGGCGGGTCATTCTTGGTCAACGTGTACTCAAGGACGGATTTGCAACCAAGGGATTGGCCTCGCAACACGCTACCAACCACAAGGCAGCGGTAGACAGATAGCCGATCAATGACTGAACACTAAGCGCAGGGACGCGCTGGCGAGGAGTACAAAATGCCAAGCAAATTGTCAATTTACAACGGCGCACTCACTATCCTGGGTGAACGCAAGCTCGCTGACCTGACCGAAAACCGCGAACCGCGCCACAAGCTGGACACGATCTGGGACAACGAGTTTGTCGATCGTATTCTGCAATACGGGCAATGGAACTTTGCTCAACGCACGGTGGAGTTGGAATACTCCCCGTCTATCAACCCGTCATTCGGCTACCAGTACGCATTTGACAAGCCGACCGACTTTATTCGCACCCTGGGCCTGTGCCACGACGAATACTTCACTATGCCGATAACCCGGTATTCCGATGAGAGCCAGTGGATATTCACGGACTCGCAAATCATCTACCTGAAGTATGTCTCCAATGATTCTCAGTGGGGCCAGGATTACAGCCTATGGCCGCCGAACTTCACAGAGTTTGCCGAGCATTATCTGGCGTACAAGGTGGCGCCGACGATAGCTGGCATGAACTTCAACGAGCGCGAGCTGGAACGTAAGCAAAAGACGCTACTGCTCGAGGCGAAATCAACAGACGCCATGGAGCAGCCGGCGAAGTTTGCACCGCGAGGTGACTGGGCAAGATCCCGGCAGGGCTTCAGGAGTTCCGGTGAGCGCGGTAATCGCAGCAAGTTGATCGGTTAATGACCACGGAAAGCAAGCAGCTCATAGCGTTTAACAGAGGCGTCGTGTCTAACCGAGGGCTCGCGCGTATAGACGTCGAGCGCATCGCCATGTCGGCCGACGATCAAAGTAACTTTGTGCCACGGGTGTTGGGCTCGATGATGCTCAGGCCGGGGCTTGAGTTTATCGACCGCACGCTAACCGATACGAGCAATAAGGCACTGCTTCTGCCATTTGTTTTCTCTGACGATGATACGGTAATGCTGATCATCAATGGCGCCATCATGCGCGTTTATATAGATGATGTGTTGCTCAAACAATATGCCAGCATAACGGCGGTTGTCGCCAATTCCAGTTTTAGTTCGGACCTGACAAGCTGGACCGACAACGACGAGGGCGCAGCGGTTTCGGCGTGGGCTACTGGTGGCTATTTGAGCCTGATTGGCGACGGTACATTGCCTGCTGTGCGGACCCAACAAGTCACTATCAACGAGACCCATGAGGAGCATCGTCTTTATATTCATGTTGTT